CGATTACGCTCCTGGCGAACCGTAGATACCTCTAGGGTCAGAGAAACCAAAAGAGTATCTCTCTCTAGCTTTGTATCTTACGTTACCAGTGTCGAAGTCACCTTCCATTTTAGTTGAGATAGGTGATCTCACGAACATTTTTAAGCCGTTAGGCACATCAGTTTTGATGAAGAACGCATCAGTATCAGTTAAGTAGTTGTTCACTACATAACCTTGAGGGATCATTCCCATTGAACCAATTGCGTTGATATCATTATCAGCTGTACCAACTCTTTGAGAAGATTTCATTAATCTTTCCGCAGTGAATTGAAGTTCACTTGGGATGATCAATTTCATTCCTCTCGCAGCGACTTTAAGACCTCTCTCATCTGTGAAAGCAGCGATATCAATTAACGCTTGCTCTAAAGATGTCTCGTTCAAGTCAGCAGAAGTTGCTAACTCGTTTGAGAAAGTCCCAGCAATTGTCGGGTGGTCAGTAGCACAAAGCTCTTTACCATCACCGCCTGCAAAAGAACTGTTAAATGCATTGTTTAATACATTCGCAGCTTTTACTTGCTTAGTGTTCGCCATAGATCTTGCTAAAGCTTTTGTATATCTAGACGCAAGTCTGTCATACAAGTTATCTTCAATCGCTTCTTCAGTGATTGAGAAAGCAAGAGCTATTGTTTCGTGAGTGTATCTAGCAGTGAAAGTTTCTTGTGCATTGTCATAAGTTACTCCAGAACCTTCTGGTTTAACTGATGCATTTGCGAAACCAGATAACATTACTTCTTCTTCAAAAGCTCTGTCACTGTTTTCTGTATCGAAAATTTCAGTATGCTGATTCTCGTACTGTTTATACTCCAGGCCGAATAGTGCATTCAATCCTGGCTCTAGTTCTTTAACTAGTTGTGATCTAGAAATGGCCATAATTGTATCCTCCTATTATACGCCTGTACTTACGTTCAGCTGGTGTTCAGAAATCATTACGATAACATTTGCGTTTGCTCCGAATTCATTTCCTTCTTCCTTAGCTAAACCAAGTATTTTAAGTTGATTTGCTGTAGTTGCCATTGTTCCACTAATTTCTGCTTTTGAAACAAAATTTGGCGTTACTCCAGCACCTAACTCAACAGCAGCAGTGTTACCAATGTTAGTTTGTGCAACAGTTCCTGCAGATTGAATTACGAACCTTTGATAAGGATCGTCTGACACGAAACCTACGATATCAGTAGCTGTGTTTGAAGCAGCTAGATAGTTGGCCCATGTCGGCTTTGAAGTTGATGCATCAGTATAGAATACACCGTTAAGGCTTCCTAATAGGTCATTTCCTGCACCTGCAGTTGCTCTAACAACTTCACCATCAGCATCAATTGATACTGGGTCACTGTTGTAGATAACTGCTGTGTTTGCAGCAATTGAATATTCGGATAAACCTTGAGCGTCTCTATTCTGACCAACTTTTCCGATTGCTTTCAGACCGAAAGCAGCGTCTACGTTTGCCATAGTTATTTACTCCTATTTAAAGTTTAAGTTTATCCAGTGGTTTGGGAATCGTTAAAAGATTAACTTTTCTTTGAGCCACCGAAAGTAACACGAGTCTGTCGATCACTATTGATCGGCATACTTGGGTGCTGTTCCTTCATGAGATCGTTGTTAACTGCTTGTTCTCTATCTGAGGTTTGCTTATTGAAATAAGCTTCCCTAGATTTCGCAATCTCTTCGGGTATCCTTGCCAGCACAAGGCCGCCAACCCCAATCACTCCTGCATATTTGCCTTCCTTAACAGTTGGATAATCAGTTTCAGGATATTCATCGCTTCTTACGAGTTCCCATCCAGATCTGATTTTGCCTGACATGTTCTTTGTATCATCAAAGCCCATGCTTTCAGCTCTTATCCATCTGTGTCTGAATCCATCAGGCGCAGGTGGTGCATCTAAAGATGACGGGGGAGTCCAAGTTTGAGGACGTACATCCTTTGCTCTTGTTTGACTCGCACGAGAAGCTTTTATGTTTTTATCTTGTTCCATACGCTTATGCCTCCTTCGTGGTTAATTGTTTTGCGTACTCTTCGAGTGGCACACCTAATCTTTTAGCGATTGCTACTTGTGATGGTGTGAGTTTCACAGTTTTTCTGCGTCCTGTTGCGCTCGGACGTTTAGCTGACGCCACAGTTTGAGCAGGTCTTGCTCTTTCTGTAACAGTATCCTCTACCGTACCAAATTTATGCGGAAATTCAACCTTTATTCTTTTGTCAATTTCAGCATAGTATTCGTCTGATTGAGGATCAAAACCTTC